ACAGGCCGGTATATGGACAGCTGAACCCGGCATCATACAGGGGCCTATTGCGGCCGATGGCACGGTAACGGTACAGCTTGCTATCCAGGCTATGGTTGAACAAGAGGATGGTTCAGCGCCAAAAGCCACCACCATCACACAGTTAATTCATTGTCCGGTTCAGTTTCCAGGGGGCAATGGATTCTATTTGACGCACCCGTTGGCAAATGGTGATGAATGCTTGGTTGTTTTTGCTCGACGTTGCATTGATACGTGGTGGCAAAATGGTGGCATAGGACAGCCGGTTGAGCAAAGATTGCACGACATATCTGATGGTTTTTGCATACCGGGTGTCTTTTCAAAGCCGCGTGTGCTGCCAAACATCAGTGCAACATCTGTGCAGTTGCGCACATCAAGTATAATTATGATGGACGTTACAGCATCGCAAGTTACGTTCAATGTTCCTGTTGTGGTTAATGCGGAAGTAACTGCTACGGGTGATGTGGTTGCAAATTCAGGCTCGTCCTTTGTATCATTGAAAGAGCACATCCATAATGATGTGCAAAGCGGTACTGGTAACAGTGGCCCGCCAGTAGGAGGCACGTAATGAAATATCGTATGTTGTCGCCTACTGGTGATTACACATTTGGGCAATCACTGGCCAATTTTTACATCAACCAAATCGAATGTGTGTCACAAAGTATTTTGACACGGTTGCGTTTAAACCAAGGCGATTGGTTTCTGGATATCACAGCCGGTGTGCCGTGGAACAGTAAGATACTTGGAAAATCTTCACCACGCACTCGCGATATTGTTTTGAAGACAGTTTTGTTAGGCACCACGGGTGTTACAGAATTGACATCGTTTAGTGTGTCGTTGAACACCCAAAGAAAGCTGTCATACACAGCAACAGTTTCAACCATTTATTCTTCTACACTGGCAACAGTTGCAGGGGTGATATAGTCAATGTCAGGAACTACCCTACCTTCTGTGCCAACACCTACCATAAGCGCCACCGGCATAGCCGTTCCAACGTATGAGGATTATTACGATTATCTTGTTGGCGTGGTTCAGTTTCTTTACGGAACAGATATCAACATAGACTCTGACACGCAAGATGGACAATTGATTGGTGTGCAGGCGCAAGCGATGGCGGATACCGCCAATGCGGCTTGTAATGCCTATAACGCAATGTCACCCAACACCGCGCAAGGTGTAGGTTTGTCCAGTGTTGTTAAGATAAATGGTATTGCGCGCGAATCCGCGTTCAACAGCACTGTGCTTCAGACCATAAATGGTGTTGTTGGCACTACAATAGAAAATGGCATTGTTGCTGATATACTTGGCAATCAATGGTCTTTGCCGGCAAGTGTCACAATACCTACAGGCGGTACGATAAATGTTACGGCTACCGCTGTTGAAAGCGGACCAATTGCCGCTGCTGTTAATTCACTTACGGTAATTGTGACGCCAACGGCAGGATGGTACACCACCACAAACCCGGATGCAGCCGCGCCAGGATCACCTATTGAACAAGATGGTGAGTTGCGCCAGCGGCAGACTTTGTCTACCGCATTGCCGTCCCAAGCCATTGTGATTGGCCTGCAAGGTGCTCTGCTGGCATTGCCTGATGTTGATGATGCGGTTGTGTACGAAAATGATACAAGTGCTACTGTTGGCGTGATACCAGCTAAAAGCATTTGGGCGGTTGTCTATGGTGGCAATAACGCACAAATTGGCACCACAATCGCAACACTAAAATCACTCGGATGTGGCACGTACGGAAACACGTCTTACACATATAACCCACCAAACGGTCAGCCGCCAATCACCATCAACTACGGCATACCGACGCAAGATAGAATCATTGCAACCTTGACCTTGACCAGTAATAGTTCTTACACGTCCGATATTGGCGCGGAAGCTGTTGCAGCGTTGTCGGCTTATATCAACAGCACCGGCATAGGTGGTTTGATTGAATGGGACGAATGTATTTTGCAATCAAAATGGCTTGGCAATCCGCAAACGTCACCGTTCAATAATGATAGTTTGGCTTTTAGGGTAGCTGGCCTTACCTTGGGATTGTTCGGCGGATCACAATCCGCTGCTGATTTGCAGACCGCACAAGGCCATATCGCCACGTCTGCTATAACAGATATTACGCTGGTTGTTACCTAATGTCCGGAAACATTACACCAAACACCACGGCGCAATTACCTTATGATGCGCCGATTCCTGTTACTACAGGTTATTACTTAGGCTTGATACCGGCTTACAATCAAGTACAGCCTTTGTTCAGCCAGTACGTGTCCGCGATGGTAGCTCCTTACGTGGCTATCATAAATTTTTGCAATATTCAATTACAGACAGCTTTTGATCTGGACACGGCTGTTGGCAATCAATTGGACATTATTGGCTTGTGGGTGGGTGCATCACGCAACGTTGAAGTCCCAATAACAGATGTTTTCTTTTCATGGGACACAGCAAATTTAGGGTGGGATCAAGGCGTATGGCTTGGCCCGTATGAAGAAAGTGAAAGCATTTCCAAGCTGGATGATAACAGTTACAGATTTCTTTTGCGCGCTAAGATTGCACGCAATCATTGGGACGGCACAGCGGCCGGCGCATTGGTAGCTTACAACATTGCACTGACTGGAACAGGTGTTTTTGTTAAAATATTTGACAATCAAAACATGACTATGACGGTGGATTTTAAGAATTCGGCTGGTTTGAATGCAGTGCAGAAAGCTTTAATAACCGGCGGTTATATCGACATGAAACCTATGGGCGTGTCCATAACGAACAATTTAATATAGGAAAAAGCAATGGCTGGCGAAAATGACTTCCTTGCGTTTGCTACAGGTACAGGTGCCAACGTAGAATCACAAACTGCGTGGGCAGCCGATGCGTCTGTTGGAACCGGGTTTGTGTCTGGCCTTGCACAGTCAGTGCAGGCAAACAAGGCGTGGCGACAGTCATCAGTTATTGCCAACATGATTGGTCAGTTTATCGCCAACGCTGATTTCAATGCCAATGATAACGCTGAACCGGCAACGTTGCTGGCAAACTTTATTTCCGCTCTTGGCGCAAACATCATTACAGCATCAAACTTTGGCAACCCAGGTTACATCATCATTGCTAATACATTTATTGTCTGTTTTGGCAGTGCCACAATTCCAGATGGCGAAACGGGTGTGGTGCAGGGGCTAGGCGTCACAATACCTAATGCTGTGCTGGGTTTTGCGATGACAGATGGTGGTGGTGGTGGTTACGGATACGGTATTGATTTTGATGGCCTTGGCCCGCCGTATAATGAAACACGTTTTAACAGCCCGCTGTACTACATCAATTCATCTGGTGCGATCATTGAACGTGTGGTGACGGCTACCGGCTGGTACGTGATCCTAGGCTATTAAAAATTCATCTTCCACACGGCGAGCATGGGCGTGTGGCGGTGCGTTAGCGGCTGTTTCCTCCCTATGGACCTGCTAACGTATAACTTGGGCGGAGGCGTTTGCCCCAGGAATGCCTCCGCCTCTTTTTGCAACATAAAACTAAGGAGTGAAAACCGTGCTTAAAAAATACGCACATGACGCTGCTGTGGCGTTTTTGTTTATTTCAACCGGTGCCTTAGCCGCGTGTAATTTGTCAGCTTCCACGGTAGCAAACACGGAAGCTGTTACGCTGGATAGTTCAGTCAAAGAACTCACAGCGTTGGATGCTTTGGCCACCATCTACGCCACGTTGCCCACTTGCAGCGCCACCCAAGCGCCACCATGCAGCAATGCCGCCTATGTGGCGACTATCCAAGCGGATGCTGCCAAAGCACGCACAGCCCTTGAAGCAGCCCAGGCCGGCACTGGCCCGGTTGCTACGGCCACAGCACTGCTAGACACGGTGCTGGCTGATGCAGCCAAAATCAAAGCCGCCCTATAAGGAGCACCCTACCCATGAGCCTTAGCACCATTGGCACTGCCATTCTTGAAGCTGTCACCTTGTTCCAGCAGGGCTTGCCCATCGCGGAAAGCCTTATTACCGACGCTGAAAACGAATGGAACCAGATCAAGAATCAGGCCACGATTACGCCGGCCACTATTGCAGCGGATGATGCTGCGCTTGATGCAGCCAACACAACTTTGCAGAACGCCAAGCCTGCCACGTAAGGAGCACAACCTATGCCGAGTACCGCACGGACAATCTTTCTATACCCAAGTCAGACTCCGCAGGGTGCTCGGCCCCTTTCTTGGGGCACCAAGCCTGCTGCTGCAAATCTGGATTACACTTTGGATTGTTCGCCATTTTTGGCGGACGCAGATAATGACACACTGCTGCAAACAAGCCCCACGTTAACGTGTGCATCAACAGATATCACGTTAACGGCGCAAAGCAGCCTTACTACAGGCACAGCCTTTACGTTTGACATATCCGGCGGTGTGTCTGGTGCAAACTACAATCTGAATTTTTCATTTGTCACTTTTGCGGAAACCTTAACCGTAACCGGAACCATCCTGCTTAGCGTTGAGTAGGCGGATAAGGGGTTGTCTTGGTCGTACAGCCCCCTAACCTTTTGGCAGCACCTACCATAGCGGCCAAGCCACCAAACCCAGCCCAGCGGCAAGAAAACCCAGCGTCACACGCTTAAGCATACGCTGCTTAGCCATGCGCCGCTGCAACTCGCGTTTGCTTTGCTCTTTAAGCCAGCTTGACACGTTCAGCGTCATGCCGTCCGGGTAGTGGTAATCGTTAAAATGGTATTTCATTATCTTCATCCATTTTGCTAGGGGTTTGTGCGGCCGGGCTAGGCGGGCTTCCAGTAAAAGCAAGCGAAGCTGGTACAAAGTAAATTGTCTGAAGTTCAACAAGTTCCTTACTGGCCTTTTCGTGCCAAACTTGAACATCGGAAAACGTATCGCCTACATATACTTGATTTCCATCAAGCAGAACAATCATAGTGCCATTTTTTGTTTCGTTAATCATGGCGAAAAAATCCGCCCGCACACGCACTTCTTTGCCGGACGGCGTACGCACCAAATCCAAATAACCTTTTGCCACGTCACATGTCCTATCATGTCAACCGGTGGCACCATTGCCACCGGTTTCTTATACAGCGGTTAGGCGGCTGCCTTGTGCACGTTTTCCGGCACCAGCCACAGTTCACCGGCCCCGTGCACGCCTTCCACGCGGGAAGCAATGACATAGTTGATGTTATTTTCTTGCTCGTTTTCCCAAGGCTGCAACGGACGTTTGGTGCGAACCGTGTGCTGAATCCAGTACACCCGGCCCCACTCCCTGCCCTTGCTCTTGTGACCACTGCACAGCGTAGTCACGTTCTTCACGCCATCGGCAAACAAGGCTTCGATTTCCGCCACTAGGTCGGAAACCGTGTGCTTGCCCTTGCTGCGGCAGGATTCGATAAACACGCCCAAGGTTTCCACTCGGTCACGTA